AACCGAAAAGGTAAGTAATTATGCCAAAAATGTCAGATAGTGAACTGTTAGCCCTAGTGGGGCAAGCTGAGAAAGAAGCTGTTATTTATAACGGCGAATTCATGGCGGAAAATGAAAAATATTTAGATTACTATCTGGCTAATCCCTTTGGAGATGAGCGCCCAGACCAATCTCAGGTTATCTCAACGGACGTATCTGATGTAGTCGAAAGTGATATGCCTTCATTGGTTAGAACCTTTTTAGGCTCTAAGAATGTAATGAGCTTCGAGGCTACCACGAATAGAGAGATTGATATCCGTGAAGCTGAAGAGAAGACGGCGTATATTAACTGGATTATTCGTAACCAGGTTGATTCGTTTAAGGTTCAACACGACTGGATCAAAGACGCAGAAATACAAAAGATGGGCGTAGTTCGCTACGACTATGAAGAACTAGACGAAGTTGAAGAAGAGGAATATAGCGGCTTATCTGAAGAGGAGCTTTTAATTCTTGTCAATGATCTAAGTCAAGAGCGGCAACGGGAAGACTCAGAAATAGAGATTATAGAGCAGAATTTAGATGACGAAGGTCATTATTTAAAGTTCAGAGTTTCTAAAAAGTCGTGCGAGTTCACTATCAAGAATATTCCCACTGAAAACTTTTTAATCTCTCGCAACGCTAAGACTAAAGAAGATGCTGAGCTTATTGGTGATCGCTGCCTTGTTAGCCGCTCAACGCTAATACAGATGGGCTATGACGAGGCCTTAGTGCGTAATATCCCTTCAAACGAAGAACAAGAGCGCAGCACGTTAAAGCAGATACGCTTTAAGGATCAAGGCGGGCGTGATGATAGCGCTGATGTTCAACATTGGGCATCTCAAGAGGTCGAGCTGTTCAATCTGTACATCAAGATTGATTACGATGGTGACGGTATTACAGAGCGCCGCCATATATTAAAGGCCGGTAATGAGATACTAGAAAACGAGCCTTTCAAGATAGCCCCTTACGCTATGTTTTCAGCCGTATCAATGCCGCACAAAGCTATTGGCCGTGGTCGCGCTGAGCTTTCTATTCAGTCACAGCGTGTTAACTCAGTTTTAACCAGGCAAATACTTGACAATATCTACCGCGTAAACAATGGGCGTGTTGTTGTAAACGATGACGAAACCAACATAGACGACCTGTTGACTGTGCGGCCTAACGGTATTGTTAGAACGACTGGCGACCCTAGAATGGCAGTAGCTCAGCTGGAAACGCCATATATAGGCGACAAGGCGTTGCAGGTTGTTCAATACATGGATTCTAAGCGCGCACAGAGCACAGGTACGTATTTAGCCAACCAAGGGCTAGATAGCGATAAGTTATATAACGAGACCGCTACGCGCTTCTTAGGCACTCAAGAGGCGGGCGCAGCTAAGGTTGAATTGATTGCACGAAACCTAGCAGAAACGGGCTACAGGGATCTATATGAAGGACTCGCCTGGATGGTTAGTCATTACCAGAATTCCACGCTTGAGATTAGCGTGCTAGGTAAAGAATTGACAGTTGACCCGCGCAGATGGCGAACCAATCACAAGTTAGTTGCTAATGTTGGCTTGGCTGCAGGCGATGACGAAACCATGATTAATAACATGGCGTCTCTATTGACCATCGATCAACAGCTTAGAGCGAATCAATCAACGCTGACTGACGAGAAGAAGACTTACAACAAGCTGGCTAAAATAACTGAAGCAATGGGTATTGCGCGAACTTCTGACTATTTCAATGATCCAGAAGTACCAGAGCAAACACTACAAGCGCAGAACGAGCAACTGCTAGCGCTAGCTGAACAACAAAAAATGGCGATAGAGCAACTGCAGAACAACCCACTAGCCGAGGCTGAAATGGTCAAGCGTCAAGGTGATATCGCTATCGCTCAGGGCAAGTTACAGCTAGACGCAGCTAAGTTATCAGAAGACCAGCGCCAGTTTAATGCAAGCTTACAGCAAGACGCTGTGAAGCAAGCACAGAGCACTATGGTTGATCTAACCAAGATCGAAGCAACAACAAATAAAGACGTACCAGGGGCGGCAATATGACACCAGAACAAGAGAAGATAAGAGCGAACGAAGCACAACAACTGCTAGAAAATAGAATGTTTAATGAGGCCTTCACGGCCTTAAAAGCAGATCTGTTTGAAAAGTTCCAGCGTACCAACTTCGCCCAAGACGAGGAGCGAAAAGAAACGTGGCGCACACTTAAGAATCTGAATAATCTTGAGCTATATTTGTCTAAGATTGTTACTACTGGTAAACTATCAGAAAATAACGTGTAAAAGGGTAACACTATGCCGAACACTCACTTTGGTGAACTTGGTCAAGAAAGCATTTTAGAAAGAATCAAAGCGTCTAGATCTAACGCGGAGCCTGTTGAGCCAACCGAAGAAGATCAAGACGAAAGCTCCATAGAAACTGAAATCGAAAGCGAAGCTGAAGAAGAGGTTATCTATGAAGAGTCGGAAGATGGTGAAGAGGACGCAACGGCAGAGCCAGAGGATGAAGAGGAATCTACTTATCTTATTGGAGATGAAGAGATCACCCTTGGAGAACTCAAGGCGCTAAAGGCGGGAAATCTAAGGCAGTCTGACTACACGAAGAAGACCACAGAGCTAGCCGACCAGCGCAAAGCGTTAGAAGCTACGGCCAACAAGACTGACAGCTTACAAGCAAAACTAGCTGATAGTATTGGAGACCTTCAATCACAGATTGACTCTGAGTTGGAAAACGTGAATTGGGAAGAGTTGGCAGACGAAGACCCTGGTGAGTTTCTGAAGGTGCAAAAACGCATCGAAAAGAAGCAAGCCTCAATCGCTAAGGCTAAAGCGCAGCAAGAAGAGCTGTTGCAAACCAAGGCGGTCGAAGAGTCTAAGCTACTAGCGAACAAGATGACCGCATGGCATGGCGAGAAAGGTGACGCGAACAGAAAGGCCGATACTGATTTGGCTCTAAAGTACGCTTCTGAAATTGGCCTTAAAGAGAGTGATTTAGCAGGTATTGTTGACCATCGTTTATACGTTGCGTTAATTGATGCAGCCAAATATCAGTCACTTAAAAGTAAGGCACCAGCCATTAAGAAAAAGGTCTCTAAAGCGCCCAAAGTAACACCGACAAACAAAACTGCTAAGCGCAGGATCACGAGGTCTGAAGAGTCTAGAAATAGACTACGCAAGACAGGTAATGACCAAGACGCAAGGGCAGCAATCAAAGCATATTTAGGCGGCTAATGTCGCAGGAGAATTAAAATGGCTCAACCAGCTAACTCACAAAGTTCATACGATGCGGTAGGTAATCGCGAAGATTTATCAAATATCATCTATGATATTTCACCTACTGAAACACCTTTTATGTCTGGTATTGCGAAAACAACCGCTACCGCTACAAACCACGAATGGCAGACTGACAGCCTAGCAGCTGCTTCAGCTACCAACGCGGTTATCGAAGGCGATGACGCAACAACAACTGCAGCGACTCAAACCACTCGTTTGGGTAACTACACTCAAATCTCTGATAAGGTGCCTCGCGTTACAGGTACACAACGTGAAGTTGATTCCGCAGGTCGTGCAGATGAGTTTTCATTTCAGATTATGAAAGCAGCTAAAGAGCTGAAACGTGACGTAGAAAGCTCGCTACTAGCATCTAATGCTAAAGTGGGTGGCAACGATACGACTGCGCGAGAGTGTGCGGGTATTGAATCATGGATCGCTACTAACTCAGACCGCGGCACCAGTGGCGCTGATCCAACGGGCGACGGTACCGACGTTCCAACTGATGGTACTCAGCGTGCTTTCACTGAGACCTTGCTGCAAGGCGTTCTAGCATCTTGCTGGGACAACGGCGGCAACCCCGACACTATCATGGTGGGTGCGTTCAATAAGCAGGCATTGTCTGGCTTTACTGGTAACGCTACGCGTAACATCAACTCAGGCGAAAAGAAGCTTGTAAACGCTATCAACGTTTATGTGGGTGATTTTGGCGACTTGGTTGTTATTCCTAACCGCTTCCAGCGTTCACGTACTGCGCTTGTTCTTGATATGGATATGTGGGAAATGTCAGTATTGCGTGACTTCCAAGAGCATGATCTAGCCAAGACTGGTGATACT